ATTTAGTTCAGATTTATTATTGCTTTTATTGACACAAAAGGGTGAGAGATATTATGAACCAGACTATGGCACTGACTTACTAAAATATATATTTGAACCAAATGATAATTTAGATGCAAATGATGTTGAACAAGAAATCAAAAGAATAGTATCAGCATATATTCCTGCACTTACAATTAATAAAGTAACATTTAACTGGAACACGGATGATCAAGGAAATACAATTTCTGAAAATCAATTAAATGTAAATATTAAATTTACTTTTAGTGAAGATGCTTTTAGTGAAAATGGTGAATTAGATTTAAACTTTTAAGATATAAAATATGGCAACAAATACAGCAACTAATGTAATACAATACGGAAGTAGAACTTTCGGAGAAATACGCACGGATTTAATTTCGTTAATAAGACAAGCATATCCAGATGTACTTAGTGATTTTACTGATTCAAGCGTTGGAGCAATGCTTATTGATTTAAATGCTGGTGTAACCAACAATTTAAGTGTAAATACCGATAGAGCATTTCAAGAAACTCAATTAGAGTATGCACAACAAAGAACATCAATATTGAATATAGCAAAAAATATGGGATTTAATATTCCAGCAAGAAGACCTTCAGTAACAGTAGTTGATTTTACAGTAGTTATTCCTGTTCTTGGCGATAGTCCAGATTCTTCATATTATCCAAAATTAAGTGCTGGCGCACAGGTTCTTGGCGGTGGCAAAATATTTGAAACAACTGATGTAATTGATTGGAATTCACCAGTAAGTAATTTAGGTGACCCTAATCGTTCAATTTTACCAAATACTGATTCGAACGGAACAATAGTTAATTATAGTATCACAAAAAGAGAAGTTGTTGTTAATGGCTCTTCTGGTGTATTTAAAAGAACAATTAGCTCAACAGATATTGTACCATTTTTTAATGTAACATTGCCAGACCCAGATGTGCTTGAAATTACTGCTATATATTTAATGCCCGGGACTAATTATGCATCAACTCCTTCAGCAAGTGATTTTAATACAATTGGTTTTAAATATTATGAGGTTGATTTTCTTGCACAACAAAGAGTGTTTGTTGAAGATACAAGCAGTTCATTAGTTAATAATAATACAAATGGACTTAAAGCAGCTACTTGGATTGATGTAACTAAAAAGTTTATTAAAGAATTTACAACTAACGGTTATTGTATGATAACATTTGGTTCTGGTGATGCTGATGTAAATGCATTTAAAAATGGGTTTTTAAAAGAAGGTGTAAGTAATAAATATTTTCTCGAAAATTTTTTAAATAATACTGCTTTGGGTGAAAAATTATTACCAAATTATACTTTATTTGTTTTATATAGAACTGGTGGTGGTAGTAATTCAAATGTGGGTGCAGGAACTTTAACACAACTTGGTGGATATAATTTAACCGTAACTGGTTCTCGTCAGGATTTTAATCAATCTGTCCAAAGAAGTTTAACAGCAAATAATCCAATTCCAGCAATTGGCGGTAATGATGGTTTAAGTGTAGAACAAATAAGACAATTAATTAAATATAATTATGCAAGTCAATTTAGAGACGTTAGTTTAACTGACTATTTATTACAACTTTATAAGATGCCCGGGAAGTTTGGTTCACCCTTCCGTGCCAATGCTTTTAAACTAAATAATAAAGTAGTTATTCCAATACTTGATATTGGTTCAGATGGTAAATTGGATAATTCAAGCAATACACTTTTAATGACAAACATTACTGAATATCTTACTCAATTCAGAATGATTAATGATTACATTGAAATTAAAAACGGTAAAATATTTAATCTTGCATTTGATGTTGATGTTTATGTTGATAATATTGCTGATAATCAGATTGCAAACAGTATAATTACACTTGTTAGAAATTATTTGGATATTAATAATTATGAAATGAATCAGGATATATTCTTGGGTCCACTTCAGCGAGAAATACTTACTGCAAATGGTGTTATTAATGTTATTAGTATTAAAGTATATAATAGAGTAGGTGGTCAATATTCAAATAATGTTGTTTCTCAAACAATTAATCCACTTACTGGTGAAATAACCATTATTAACAATACTATTCACTCAACACAAGACAGTATGTTCGAAATAAAATATCCAGAAAAAGATATTAGAGTATTTTTAAGAAAAAGTGTTGAATAATGGAATTAATTCAAAAAACAGTATTACGAATAATGACAACTGGTACAACGACTGGTTGTACTGGAACATGTCGTGTAATTATTCCAGATACTGGTGTTACATATAATTTTAAATTATTATTAAATCAAGAAATAAAAAATGTTGGGTTTTTTGATGCATATCCGCTTAGTGGAATTACTGGCACAACAATAACATATATCCCATATGTGGTGACAGGTCAATGCACAAGCAGATTATTAGAACTCAGAAAATATTCAGTCACTAATGTGTTCGCTAATCAGTATTTCGGTAATGGTAGTTATATTATTGATGGAGTTGATTATTCTAATTCTATTTCAGGCGTAAGTGTTGTTTATTTTCTTGGCGGAATCAGATATGTTGATTTTCTTACTGGCAGTACTTCTGGTTCGACATTCAGTTTTACGAGTTTAGGGTATACCAATCCTAATTTTATTAATAAACCAATATATCAAGACCCAAATAAAGAAAATATTATAAGTAACCCAAAAATTAGTGATGACGTATTTATAGTAAGACAAGAATTATCAGCATTTGATGAAAATTATAGATTAGAATTTATAAAAAATTTAATTGATCTTGAAACATACGCTGCTGGCAATTTCTTTAACATAGTAAAAAACACATAACATGGCAAGTGGAATTTATGGTATAGTAAGACCCTCAGACGTTAATATTGATGATATTGACATGTATTATAGTTTTGCACCTGACAGACAAACACCACCTAATTCAAACATTAAATTAAACGCTGTTGAATTGTTGTCATATTCATATTTGCCAACTGATGACCCAAATGCAATATCAATTGCTGACCCAAATTTAGTTGAAAATAGTAATTTATTAGAAGGACTTTATAATTTAAGATTACCTGCGACCATATTTAATCAGTTAGGTATATATACAATCTATATAAAACCAAAACTTATTTTATCAACAATTGTGGACTGTGGAGTTTTATCATCATTACCTACCATTAATGGTATTGTAATTGATCTTAATGCAACGCAACTTCCAGATAACTTAAAAGCAAATAATGCATTACAGGGATTTAAGATTGAATATCTTAATACTGATGGAACTAAGTTAAGAAATACGGTAAGATATGTTGTTACAGCAAATAAAGTAGTTCCAGTTAGTGAAAACATAGGAAATACTTCACAAAAAGCAGTCAGATATCGTTTTGATGACTCAGGCACGTTGATGTTTTTACAGCTTACTCCAAGTAGTTCTTCAGATGTAAAACCAAACGTATTACCTTTTATTGGTAATACTGGTGGTATTATTTTAATTAGCAATACATATTTTTCACCACTTGTATTAGAAGTTGAAATGGTTGAAAATACAATAGATACTTTAACAAACTATATTGCTGGTGAACAAATTAAAGATGTTCAGAATGGTATTTTAACATATTTTGATAAGAATAGGGTAATTATAAAACAAGATAATTTATATGAAATTAAGGATGACGTAACTAATGTACCATTATTTGAGGTCAAAGAAGAAAGAACCAATATTGATGAAACACAAAACTTTAATGACGTAACAAGCGGTGTACAATAATTCTAATATAATTCTAATATGAAAAAATCTCAATATATTGAATTGAGATTTTTTTTTATCGTATTTATAGTAAAATAGAAATTTTGTGGCAAAAGTAAAAGTAGTTGGTACAAATCTTGACCAGAATTTAAACGGAACAAATTTTAATAATACTACATCCGAAACAATATTTTCGTTTGGTAGCTTTGCTGTCACATCAAATTTTGAAGGTAGAGTACCTATTGATTATAGTAATACATTGAGTTCATTCGTGCGTCCAGTTACATTAGAAACAATGGGACTGACACAAACACAATCACAAATAATACAATTATATAGTACTAATGCAGTATTAAACTTAGATAGATCAGATTTAAATACTTTTGTAAGATTTGGTTCAGCATATGAATTTCTTAGAATATCAATTGAAAATATCATTGTAGCATACCCGGGTAGTTTATTCATGAATTCACAATTGAATAGAACAAGTCCTGATACTTTTACAGATTTCATATATGACTCAATCACAAATATTTCAACATTTAGAATACCAACTGGTTGTACTGTTAATACATTTAGACTTGCAATTAATTTTGGTAATGTAAGTAAACCAGATAATAATGAACTTAAAAATTTAAATTTATCATATGATAAATATGTTGTTTGGTCAGCAATTAATTCAACAGGTAATTCATATACTATAATTGGATTTACTGGATGTACCGCAAACAATCCATCAGCAGCTAATTATAAGCGATTAATTATAAAGACAATTGGCAATCCATTTCCCACTCTTACTGGTTCGACAACAGGTAAGATTGATTTTCATATTAAGCCAAATAATGAAGTTTTTGAAGAATTTCGTGCATTATTACCTGAATATGAAAAATATATTATGTCACAAAGAGTGAGTGGCACAACAAGTGGATTTAAATTTATTTTAAAAGACCCAATATTACTTGATAATGGCTCAATCACATATTCAAATTCTTCAATACTTTGGGCAACAAATGATAATTATAATATTGATATTAATACTCCAAAATATCGCAATTTTTTAAATATTGTATTGACTATTGGTAGTAAATATGATACTATTAAAACCGATTTAATTGCAAGATTTCTTACTCCCACATCACTTAAAACATATGATTTAACTGAAAACGGTAAAGTAACAAAACTTTTAAGAATATATGGTAGAGAGTTTGATCAAATAAGACAATTTATTGATTCATTAGTTAATATTAATCGTGTTACTTATAATAAAACTAACAATATTCCCGATCAACTAATTAAAAATCTTTCAAGAACATTTGGTTGGAATTATTTTTCTTTGGTTAATGAAAGTGAATTAGTTAATAGTTTTTTAAGTATTGACGATACTGAAAGAAATCTTGATACAGATTTAATGCCAGCAGAAATAGATATTGAACTTTGGAGAAGAATATTAATGAATACTAATTATTTTTGGAAATCTAAAGGTACGAGAGAAGCAATTAAATCAATGTTTCTTTTGATTGGCATTCCAGAACCATTTATAAATATTACTGAATATGTTTATACTGTTGATGGTAAAATAGACCCCAACACAGTACCGTTAAAACAATCCGATTTTCCAAGTAATTCATTGCCATATGATAGTGATGGATATCCAAAAGCACCTTTAGAAACCAGTGATTTCTTTTTTCAAGTTTCTGGTGATACTGATTCTGGTCAACATTATTTAGATGTATTTCGTATGGCTGGGTTCAACTTAAAACAAAATGTTGATAATAAAAAATCATGGATTCAAACAGGTGCAACTACAAGAGTTCATTATAGTACACCACAATATTATCAAGAAGATAGTAAATTAGTTATAAATACAAAAGAAGTAGATGTGGCACTTGATACTGCACGTGGTATTGAATTTGATGTTTATGATTACATAAAAACTGTTGATTTTCCAGCAAATTCAAGTGGTTTTACATTACCATTCTCATATGTTAATATTTCTTTGGATTATACAAGTACTCAATCTTCTTTTACTTTACCATTTACATATGACCCAAACAAAATTCAAGGTTATTTGGAAGTTCGCTATAATGGCATTTTGTTAACTACGAGAGATAAATATGATGGTACTCTTACAGGAACAACAAGCATTGGTGAAGAGATTGATTATTATATTAC